AGTGTGGCCACCAATTCCGTTGAGCGTAGCAAATAGTGCGTCAGCAAAACAAATGGTAATATGCGGGTGTAACTCAGAGGCAGAGTATCTGGCTTTTAACCAGAGAGTCGAGATTTCGAAATTCTCCACCCGTACCAAAGAATTTGGAGATGCCGCCGTAATGGTATGGCAAGGGACTGTAAATCCCCCGCTCTTAGGAGCTAATAGGTTCGATCCCTATCATCTCCACCAATTTCCGTTCTTACTACGAAAGTAAGCGTTTGATTAACGTTAGAGATCCGGTGTCCAGAAGACCGTTAGCGCAGACGTAAGCAGAATCTGGTAGCTGATCCACAACAAGCGAATAAGCAAACGTGGCGACAGGGTTGTAAACTCAAGTTGGGGCGACATGAAAAACGTAGCCAACAATCTTACTAGTGATGAATTCATTGGCTATAGTGTGTAGGCATAAGGTTATCCTTTCTCAAATGCTGAAGCTACCTGGAGATGGCGACCAGGCGTCACTAGTAAGATTGGTTCGTAAGTGTTCATGGACGCACGTAAGCTTGTCACGCTTAAAGAAGGGGCTCGATACCCCTACGGACCGCCATATATAATTAATAGCCCCGGTGACGGAATTGGTATACGTGTTGGTCTTAGAAGCCAAATTTTAGGAGTTCGAGTCTCCTCTGGGGCACCAAGTTTTATTCCACAGTAGCACAGCGGTAGTGCAGTTGACTGTTAATCAATTGGTCGTAGGTTCGATCCCTGCCTGTGGAGCCAAATTTATCCTCCGTGTAGCGCAGTCTGGTAGCGCATCTGGTTTGGGACCAGAGGGTCGGGAGTTCGAACCTCTCCACGGAGACCATTTAAGCCGGATTAGCACAGCGGTAGTGCAATCGCCTTGTAAGCGATAGGTCGTCTGTTCGAACCAGACATCCGGCACCAAATTCGCCTTAACTTGCGGCGTATAATAGGACAAATAGTAAGTTATATGGGCTGGTAGTGATAATGGGAGCACAGTAGCTTTGCAAGCTTCGAGTAGGGGTTCGATTCCCCTCCGGTCCACCATTCAGGTTCAGTAGCACAGCGGTAGTGCAACTGCTTCATACGCAGTAGGTCGTTGGCTCGAATCCAACCTGAACCACCATTTTCGGGCGATTAGTAAAATGAATATTACACAAGGCTACGAACCTTGAAGTGGGAGTTTGATTCTCTCATCGCCCTCCAGAACCCGCCGGAGTAACGTCTGGCTACTGTGACACGCAGGAAGCGAAGTGAGTTCGTCACTCAAGTGTGGTACTACTCTTACCGAAGTAGCGTTGGCAATACGAGAATTCTTTTTGGTCGGGAAGCGGGTGGAAGGTGCGTGTGATGGCATGCGGTAAGAACTAATTGTTGTTCTGAGGTCCGTGTGCTTGATGCACTATAATTACCGCCGCAGAAAGAAAGCAATGCCGTTGTAGCTCAGAGGAAGAGCATTCGCTTGATAAGCGAAAGGCCGACATTTCGAAATTGTCCAACGGTACCAGATTTTATCTCGCTAGTGTAATGGCAGCATACCAGTCTCCAAAACTGTTGGTCGGGGTTCGAGTCCCTGGCGGGATGCCAAGTTTTTAAAGGTCGTTAATATGAAAAAATTCGATGTAAATGAAGTCAAAGAATTCCTTGCAAAACAAGGACCAAACACCAAAGTGTACCTTGGTGCTGACTCTGAAAGAATCAGAGTGAATGAAGTTTGGTATGCTGACTATGCTTTGGCTGTCGTAGTTCATATTGATGGCTGTCATGGTTGTAAGATTTTTGGTTTTGTTGACCGTGAATTGGATTACGACCATAAGAAAAGTAAACCTGCTATGCGTCTAATGACAGAAGTGTATAAGGTTTCAGAATTATTCCAATCACTACAAGATGTGTTGGAAGATTTTCATGTAGAAGTCCATTTGGACTTAAATAAATCAGATGAGTTCGGTAGTTCTTGTGTCGTACAGCAAGCAATTGGTTATATCAAAGGTACATGTAATATGACACCAATGGTTAAACCTGATGCACCTGCGGCTTCATTCTGTGCAGACCGTTTAAAACGTATTCTAGCAGAACAAGAATTGTCAACTATATAAAGATATGCGGAATTGGTGTTCAATGGTTAGCACGTGAGTCTTCCAAACTTGAGGTACCAGTTCGAATCTGGTATTCCGCTCCATCTCTTGCGGGTATGATGTAATGGTAACCTGCAACCTTGCCAAGGTTGACATGCGAGTTCGATTCTCGCTACCCGCTCCATATTTTTATGCAGGGAATAGTGTAATGGTTTAGCACAAGTGTCTGTGAAACATTTAGATAGGGTTCAATTCCCGTTCACCTGCCCAATTACGCATCGTTAGCTCAGCGGTAGAGCAGCGCCCTTACAAGGCGAAGGTCAAAAGTTCGATCCTTTTACGATGTACCAAGTTTTGTAAGTGTAGATGTTGAGAAATCTGGTGTAGGCATACACTAAAGAAAGGTTATGCGCTGGAACCGAAAACCAAGTAACGACTATCACTACGTACCTCTAACCCAAACGTATATTGGGCGAAATGATTGCGAATGAGCGAGGCGCAATGCTTACAAATTCAATAATGCAACTTTAGCTGATGTGGTCATAGCGGTGGTCTGAAGAACCATTGAAGTAGGTTCGATTCCTACAGGTTGCACCAATAATGCGCTTATGGTGAAATAGGTAGACACAGGAGACTTAAAATCTCCCGCTTCGGCGTGCTGGTTCGAGTCCGGCTAGGCGCACCAATTAACTCTACAAATTAATCTGGCCATAGTATAATGGATAATACAGCGGCCTTCTAAGCCGTCAATCTAGGTTCGATTCCTAGTGGCCGGGCCAGATATGCGCTTGTAGCTCAATGGTTAGAGCAGCGGACTCATAATCCGTTGGTTAGGGGTTCGAGTCCCTTCGGGCGTACCATATATAATTTTATGTTGAAGAAAATAATCTTATTGTTATTAATCACTACGAATGTCCATGCTTATAATTTGACAGCACAGAGTTGGTTGGTTGCTGATGGTAGTGGAAAAATAATTCGTTATGAGAATGCGTTTCAACGAAGGTCGATAGCGTCTATAACTAAACTTATGACTGCAATGGTTGTAATTGATGCCGGCCAAGACCCAAAACAAAAACTAGGAAATTTTACAAGAGAACAACATATACAGTTGGCTCTTGTTCATTCTAGCAATGAATCTGCTATTACACTATGCGACAATTATCCTGGCGGTAAACCAAGTTGTATTAGAGACATGAACCAAAAAGCAATTGCTTTGAACATGCCTAATACGAAGTTTGTTGAGGCTTCTGGATTGAGCCCGATGAATGTTAGCACAGCAACCGATTTGCTTCAGTTGGTGTTGTCGGCTAGTTACTATCCAGAAATTCGTGAAGCTAGTAAATCGCCGCAAGTGAAGATTCAAATAAAGAAAAAGTGGTTCTCTTTTAACAATACGAACCCAATTATTGGCAAACGCCACGATTTTATTGTGAGTAAGACGGGATGGACAAATGCGGCCGGTGGTTGCATCGTTATGATGTTAGACACCGATGTTGGTCGCCGCATTGTCGTGGTTCTTGGCAGTCAAAGCACAAGAACCAGAATACCAGAAGCCGAGTTTATATTACAGAGTAATAGGCAACCAGAGCCAGAGTCCTTGACTCATCAGCAAAGCAGCTAATGCACCAACGACAATACTTGCAGTATATAATGCAGGTGCTACGGCCAAGATACTAGCTGACAATAACACGATAGCAATTTGGAATGCTGAGCCAGCAAAAGTTAACCATGGACTGGTTTTCTTAATTGCGTCACGTTCAGCTTCAAGAGCACGAGCTTTTGCCATTAACTCTTTCTTACCTTCACCTGTTGCAGGGTCAGATTCGTAACGGTCAATCTTAGCCTTCAACTTTTCTGCCTTAGCCATATCTTTCTTTTCAACGGCAGTATCATATGCCATTTCAGCCAAAGTTTGTTTAATCGACTTTGCTTGATAGAAGGCCCATGTGTCGTTAGCCTTGATTGTATTGTTTAATACCTTACTAGAATTGCCACTAGCAATATAAGTATTAATGGCCAATAAAGCAGCCAATACGGTAATAACCCATCCGGCTTTATCTTTGATTTGCGCTTCTCTTTCGCTTCTACTAAGAGGTTTCTTTTCTTCTGCCATACTAATCTCCTTTATCTACTGTATCTGCTATGTGCCAACCACATACCTTCTGATATACCAAATTGAACAACACCATAAAATAACAAACCTACAAAAAGAACACACCCAATAACTAAAGAATAATCTTTTAATGCTTGATTTAGTTCTTCTTTTTTTCTTTGGTCAATAATTCTTTTTTTGAATAACTCGGCTTCTTCTTCATTAATCTTTTTTCGCATTTCTTCTCGAACTGCGACCATTTGGTGCCAAATATCACCATTACCTGACCAGACTAACATCTCATACAATTCATACTCTTGTCTTTCAAGAGCACGTTTTTTCATAACGATATCTAAAGCCTCAGCAGTCAACTCTGCTTCAGTCTTTTTGGTTCTCACACCGTTTCTTCTATCCCAAGCTGCGTCACGTTTTTCACGTTCTTTCACCACATGTGCTTTTTCAAGTACAGTTTTGTGGCGGAAATATTCAACAACTTTACTACTTATGCTCTCTATATCTTGCCCTAAATTGATAATCTCTTTGATACCAGCAACTGTGGCTTTGGCACCTGCATACGCTAAACCAATTGTTACTGGATCCATATTTTTACCTAACTACTAAAGCAAAACTTATTCCTACTACTGGGATTGAAATCGTAACAAAAGCTATAAAGATACAAATCCTATCTATAAGGTCTGCTTTTGCCTGTATCTCTCTATTCTTCTTTTCTCTTTCCAATTTTGTACGTTCTTTATACATTCGTACACGTTCACGCATCATTTCGTCCCAAACATCTTTATTACCAGACCATATCAATAACTCTTTCAATTCTTTTTCTGCATCACGTAATGCCTTACTGTGCATAGCAATTTGAATTGATATTGCTCTAATTTGTCCATCAGTTAAGATAGTGCTAGCGCCTTGAGCCTTAATGTTTGCTTCATGGACTTTATCACTATTTTCAAAGAATTTAGCAAACTGTCCATAAAGACTGTTAACGTCTTTACCCAAAGCAATGGCCTTTTTGATATAATTTACCGACTGTTGAGCAGCAGTAAAGGCAATACCAATTGTAATTGGGTCAATCATTATTTTTTCTTTTCTGGTTCTTTTTTACGCCACTCCAAACATATTACTTTTCTATTGTAAACATCGCCATTCCAAGTCCACCTGATGCACTCAGGTGGACGGACATACATTGAAATGGCAACTGCTAGACCAAACATTACTTGTTGGCCAATGGATTATCAATAGCATTTTTAATCTTATTATCAACTTCTTTTGCCATTCGTTTCAACTCGGCATCAGTTTCACGTTTCAATTTTTCCATGTCATCACGGGTACGATCCAAATTAGCACGCAAGTCCTTTTGCATAGCCTTCAAATCGCCATCAGTCTCACGTTGAGCAGTTTTAACACTACGTTCAATTTGTTCAGTTACCGTTTCATTACGGCGAATATCATTCTTTAGGTCAGTTTTAATGTCACGGGTATAATCTGCGGTCTTAGAACTGTTTTGTTCAATCACGGCCAAACGTTTGTCAAATTCAGACAGGTCTGGTGCTGTGTATTCAGCAATCTTCTTTTTCATACCAACATAGTCTTTATAAACCTCAAACGTTCCATAAAGACCGCCCAAAACTGAACTAACAATGGTAAATGCTACCATTAATTTTGCGGGTGTAAATTCGTAACCGCCAATGCTGATGACTGTATCTTTACTAGCATACTTTTTCATTGCCGCTTCGGCTTCATCAATCTTAGCATTTACGTCTTTAATTTCTTCTCCCATTTTCTCTCCTTTAGTTATTTGTATTGGCTATTAACCATTTCTTGGTGCAATTTATCACTTGCGCCTTGTAATAATTTTTGTGCTCTTGCATTATCTACTACACGTTGATTTTGGTAAACTTCTTTAGCACCATAAAAAGCAGTATCAGTTAATGTTAAAGAAAGGTAACTATTGAACCCTACAGGTTGAATAGCTATCTTAGAAATGTCAACGCCTCCAGCCAATTCATTATTCTGTACGTTCTTTTTGACCGTTTCACTCTTTTCATTAGATGTTGTTTCCGTTGGTCTTTGTTCCAAAACAGAATTCAATGGATTGGTTCTGCTTGTGGCAAACGATGATGATATTTGTGGAAACTCAACGTTAAAAGTTGTTATTGGTCGTAAAGCTAATGGAATAGAAGCAACACTCAAACCTTGTCCTGACATGGTTCTTGTTGTAACTTCATCCTGTTGTGCAGCCAACTCTTTTGGTATTTCAGGTAACACAAATTGTTCTTGTACAACTTTTCTGGAACTTGAAGATGCCGCTCTGAGTTGAGAACCCATAACAGTCAAATCAGTTACTTGTTCTTGTGCTGTAAATGTTTGAATTTGTTGTGTTACTTTTGGTTGCAATAAAGGTAAAGATGATTGTTGTTGAATTGCCACGGTTGATTGTGTACCTTGCATTTGTTGTGATGATTGTACAGGCTCAATATAAACTGATTGTGCAGCGGCAGATAATGCCACGCTTGTACCGTCATCGACCGTGCTTTTTCTAGCCGTCACAACTGGTGCAGGAATAACAGGTGGTTTAACAATTACTGGTTTCTCTTTTTCTTTCTCTTTTGTAACTTGAACTGGCTCACTAACAACTCTAACAACTTGTGGCACAGCAGTAACTGGAACGATTTCACCAGAAGTGGTCATTTGAACACCACCAACGTTCGTATTAGTTACCTCATTTTTTACTGGATCAGCCATTGCTGTTGGTGAAGTTAAACTTGTGGTTGTTTGATTTACTACACTTGTATCGGTAGTTGTAGTTTGTTGTGCCGTTTTTTGATTGTCTAAAACAGTTGATACAAACTTTTTACAATTACTAGAATACAAAGGATTAGTTTCACATGGGTCAGGGCTATACACCATTCTACTCCATACGTTACTGATATATCCACCACCTTCACCACCGCCAGAAATAGCAAAATTACCTAAAGTTAATTGGTTTAAACTTGTTGGAAATCTTATGCTATCGGTCATATTACCAGATTGATTTTGAGAGTACCATCCATAATTTTTGTTAGCAACTAAACCGCCACTGCTATTTGTAACAGTTACGCTAGCACCTGTTGCTGCTGGTCCGTAAGCCCAACAAATAATAAATTCTGCTGTACAATTTTCACCTGTTTTCCAATTAAAACCATAATCAAATCCGTGAATAATCAAACCAGTACCAGAATGTTCTAGTGCGGTTCGAATGGCATAATATTGGCCCAAGTTTCCGCTGGTTTTAACAGAACTAAAACCAGGGCAACTAGGACTGAAAGCAGGATTTCCTACACATGGGTCAACCATATAATTCAAACGAACATCTGGTTCTCTAACTCTTGGACCATAGTAACCTGCCCACCAGTTTTGGTCTTTACCAGTAAAACTTACAGTTAGATTTTTAAGAGCACTAGGATCATATTGTGGTCCAAATGTTTCTGTTCCAGTAATGAGTTGAAAATTTCCACCAGTATTTAAATTACTATAATTGTAACTATATGACTTCAGTATTGAATTGTCAACACCAGTTAGTGTAACAAGACCTGTTAGAGTACCTCTTGTACCACCACCATTATTCAAATCATTCATAATCTGCCAACTGTAATTGTAACCAATCACCTTTACGCCTGTACCTGCAGCAGCCATTGCTGTATTAATAGCAATAGCCTGAGTTGCAGTAGATTGACCGTAAGAGAAACGCAAAGTGTTAGTATTGGTGTTCATGGCTACGCCAGGTCCACCAGAACAACATTGGTCAAATATAGTTGGGTTTGGATAGGTCGTGCCTGTCCAACTGTTCATATTCAACAGATTGCCAGTGCTATCGAAGTTCTGTGCGTTAGAATAGTTTGAAAACAAGAGCGCCAAGCAGAGCGCCGATGCCAACTTTCTTATAAGTGTCATCTTTTGATTCCGGTTCTAATTTTGGTTGTTTTTCTGGATTAGATGCCCAATATTCTCTAGCAGACTCACCAATTTTACCTTCAACGGGACATGGAGTACCTGCGGCTAACATAGCATCAAAGACACGGCGGTCTTGGCACATAGTAGCAACTGCGGCAACTTTCATACCCATATCATAAAGAGTTTTGGATAACTTTAAGCGTTCACAATTCATATCACGTACTGTACCGCCAGAAGAAACACCAAAGATTTGTGTTTGTACAGAACCAGATGTTCCTGTTGAACACAAGTCAGCATTACCACCACTCATCATAGTTGGAGCAATTGCTGTTGGGGGCGGCTGAATCACACGTTGCGTAATGTCGGTTGTATTGACGTTACGGTTTGTCATATCACCAGTTTGTACGTTAGTATTGACGTTGTTTGACTGAACATTACTTGTATTAATGTTACGGTTTGTCATATCGCCAGTATTAACGTTCGTATTGGTATTTGCATTCGTATTTGTGTTGATGTTTGTTTGAGTACCAGTATTGATATTGGTATTCGTATAGTTCATTGAACCGCTATTAATATTTGTATTGGTATTATTAGAGGTTGTGGTATTATTGTTGTTGTTATTGTACGTCATAGTACCGCTGTTAATATTGTTGTTTGTATTAACGCTGGTGCTAGTGTTGTTGTTGTTAAACGTCTGTGTGCCACTATTCACGTTATAATTCGTGTTCGTGTTTGTTGACGTAGATGTGTTGTTATTGGTATTTGTCATTGTACCAGAATTGACGTTGTTGTTATTATACGTCATCGTACCATTATTGGTATTCTGGTTAATATTTGTCATCGTACCGCTATTAACGTTATTGTTTGTATTAACGTTAGTGCTAGATGACGTAGATGTGTTCGTGTTTACGTTCGTATTTGTACTTGTACTTGTAACATTGGTATTGTTATTGTTAGTAACTGTACCAGAATTAATGTTATTAATTGTACTTGTTGAAGTAGACGTACTATTCGAATCGACCAAGCTTTTGGAATCATATGTGGTTTGACCAAACGTGGTTCCAGAAATCATTACAAAAAGAAGCGCTGCTATCTTTTTGCTAAGCATTTGCTAACCCTTTATGTTATTTTTTAATCCCTGTCAAATTAAAGTTAAATAATAATTACCTATTTATACGTCCACCCATTGTTGTTTTAATACAACACACGTGGTTGACTAGATACCAAACCTGTGTTATACTGTACGAATCAATAAGGAGTTTTATGTCCGATGGGGTGTATATTTTAGTATTACAAGACGGATTCAGAGTTACATATTCAAAAAGATATGTCGATTTTATGACAATTGAAGGCAAATTGGTCGGCAATGTTATAGGAGATTGCTTTGGTAACTGTCAAAATTATGATAGCATGCAGGATGCTATGGATGAAGCCCGTAGAATCACTAAAAAATACCATGAAACTGATGACGGTATTTGCGTGATAAATGCCGGCAAAAATAAAACATTTGAAGAAATTGTGAAAGGTTAATTATGGCTCGAATTCGGATTTTGGAACCTAAATTTGAAGGTACAATGGACAAGGTGCAAATTTCCACCGCTCTAAATTGGTATCACCAAAATATGGAAAATAAAGATGCTCAGCGGTATATCCAAGATTATGCCAAAAAGCATAAAATTGATGGAAAGTTGGATACGAAAAAAAGTTACCTGACCGTAGCTTGGTTGTGCCGATTACAAATGAATGGTAATGATATTGGCCATGGAACCGATTATCTCAATAAAGAGATTTTAGAGTTGATGCAGGAAGATGATGAACCTGTGGAAAAAGTAGAAACTGGTCCTGTGATTACAATTCAAGACCGAATCCGTGAAAAGGTTTCGGAATGTGTCGGTGAACTAGAAGGTCAAATTGATGAATTGATAACATCATCATTCAAGGCAAATGTTTCACCTTATGCTATCATGCATACCTTGGATATTAAAGGTGTCCATGCCAACCGAGTTGTTGATGTATTCAAAATTAAACGCCAAGAGTTTGATGAGGTTATGAATACTGATGATAAAGAATTAAAAGAAGGATATTCTAATTTTAAGAAAACTGAATTGAAAAAGTTGGTTGCCTATTGTGACCAAGTTATCATGGACGGTCTTAAAATCTCTGGCGCAGCCAATAAGTCACGCAAGCCAAGGAAACGCAAGGAGAAGACTCCAGACCAGTTGGTTGCGAAGATGAAGCTTTGTATAGAATTTGCTGAGTTGAACCTCAAGTCAGTAAAACCAAGGGAAGTTATTGGTGCAATGTCACTATGGGTTTACAATACCAAAACAAGAAAGTTGGGTTGTTATCATGCTGAAGATGCAGGTGGATTCTCTGTTAAAGGAACATCTATAACCAATTTCAATGAAACAAAATCGGTTCAAAAGAAACTGAGAAAGCCTGAAGTCACTTTGCCTGAAGTTTTGAAAGGTGGCAAAGTTTACCTACGGAACGCATTGGATAACATTCGTGCCGTAGAATCAGCCTTGACAGGACGTATAAATGAAGATACAATCCTGGTGAGGGCTATTACAAAATAAGGATTATTAATGAAGATTGCTGTTTGTTCTGATGTACACTTGGAGTTTGGCCCAATCAGTTTGGAGAATACCGAGAACGCTGACGTATTGATTTTATCGGGTGACATTTGCGTTGTTAAGGATATACTTGACCTTAATGAAACTAATGAAAAGTCCCATAGAATACACATGTTCTTCCAAGAATGTTGTTCTAGGTTTAAGTTTGTAGTTTACGTAGCTGGCAACCATGAACACTATCATGGTGACTTTGCCAAAACGTTTGATATTTTACATAACCGTTTAGGTTATCTTTCTAATCTCCATATTTTGGATAAAGAATCAGTCCTACTTAATGATGTGTTTTTTATTGGAGGCACATTATGGACTGATATGAATAAGGAAGATCCAATTACATTACGCCATATGACCGGCATGATGAATGATTTTCGTTGTGTTGCTAATAGTAACAAAGAAACATATTTCCGTGATGCAGATGGTAATTCACATATTCGGGATGGAAAATTTAGTCCCGAAGATGCGGTTGAAGACCACAAGAAAATGCTTGATTACCTAAAAATTATGGTTGAAGGCAAACATGACCAAAAAATTGTTGTTGTCGGCCATCATTCACCAAGTAAAATGTCCACTCATCCTAGATATAAAGAAGAATTCATTATGAATGGTGGATATAGCTCAGACTTGTCAGAGTTTATCCTTGACCATCCACAAATTAAATTGTGGACTCATGGACATACACATGAAGACTTTGATTACCTAATTGGTTCGACCAGAATTGTTTGTAATCCACGTGGTTACATTAACTACGAAGACCGTGCTGATAATTTTACCCTAAAATACGTGGAGATTTAAATGGATTACGATTACGAAAGATACCAACAAATCGTTTTAGAGCTTCTCAAAGCTTCATGGCGAGACCCTGATGATTTGGAAATTGGTCGAGATATTTCTGACCAACCAGAAGTGAAAATCATTTTTGATGGTTACGGTGACTTAGAAGATGAAGATGAAAATGGTGAATACAGGTATACAGAAGGTGGCAACACCAACATGGAATCATATGCCATTTTCATTCATCGTGGCGCTACCGATCCAGAGTTTATTTTCCCTGAGCATGATTTGACACCATGGGCTTTGATTCACCGACCAAGGGAAGAAGTTTGTATTTACGCTTGGTATGATGTTGAAGCTGATGAATGGACAATCAATCAACTGGAAGACCATTTAGATGATGATGAAGGTTGCATGACGGTTGAAGAAGTTATGGCAGTCTTAGAACACCTCTATGACTATTATTTTAAACCGTGGGAAGGCAAATTTGAGAATGACCCCGAAACTGGTTTGCCTATTTGGCCTTTTAACAACAATAAACCTTAAAGATTGCCGCACAAGCGATAAACTTGTGTTATAATGACTACATGATTATATTTGATTTTAACCAAGTTGCTATTTCTAATTTGATGGAACAAATCGGCTCATCCAAGACTGCGGTCGAGGAAAGTCTGGTTCGCCATATGATTCTTAATAGCTTGCGTACCTATGTGAAGAAGTTCCGTGATTCGCATGGGCCTGAAGTGATTATTGCTTGTGACAATAAAAAATATTGGCGCCGTGATATCTTCCCCAACTACAAAGCAAGTCGTAAGAAAATCCGTGAAGCATCAGGTCACGATTGGGCGACTATCTTTGATTGTTTGGCAAAGATTAAACAAGAGCTTAAAGATTATTCGCCATACAAGGTGATTGATGTTGATACCGCAGAAGCGGATGATATCATTGCTGTGTTGACCATGAAGTATTCTGCCACTCAGAAAGTGATGATTCTTTCAAGTGATAAAGACTTTGCTCAGTTGCAGAAATACCCTAATGTTGAACAGTATTCACCGATTCTGAAGAAGTACATTAAAGAACCTTTGCCTGCTGCTCAACTTAAACAACTTATTATTCGAGGAGATAAAGGTGATGGTATCCCTAATATTCTTAGTGCTGATGATTGCTTTGTTACTGCGACTCGGCAGAAACCGATAACAGAAGCAAAGATTATCAAGTGGATGAACCAACAACCGGCAGAGTTTTGTAACGATGAAATGTTGCGAAACTATAGTCGTAATGAAATGTTGATTGACTTATCTAAAATTCCAGATTATCTCAAGCAAAATATTTTGGATACATATGGTGATACAAAGGCTAAAACTAAGCAACAGTTTATGAATTACCTTATGTCTAATCGTCTAAAAAACCTACTTGAAGTGATTGATGAATTCTAATGAGCTCTGAAAAACTATACTCCGAAATCTTTGAAGATTTCAATAATGCCACAAGCAAAGAGGCACGAATCGAGGTGTTGCGTAAAAACTTCCACCCACGATTCGCTGAATTTTTGCAGATGGCATTTCATCCAAATATTGAATTTGATGCACCTATCCCCAAATATCGGCCAGCAACTGAACCCGCTGGTTTGAACTTTTCATACCTAGATACCGAGATATCTAAAATGTATCGGTTCATCAAGGGACATCCAAAACGACCTCAAGGTCTAACACCTGAAAAACAATCTAGTATTCTATTGGTTATTCTGGAATCACTTCACAAAGATGAAGCTGACCTCTTGGTTAAACTAATGAAGAAAGATTTGGGTGTTAAATTCTTAACTCCTAAACTTGTCAAAGAAGCATATCCAAATTTAAATATTTAATATGAAATTTGTTGTTGTGACTGGTGGCTTTGACCCTATTCATTCTGGTCATATTGATTACATTCGTGAAGCGTCAAAACTTGGTGATGTATTGATTGTTGGTGTAAATTCTGATTCATGGTTGACCCGTAAAAAAGGTAAACCATTTATGCCTTGGATTGAACGTGCTGAAATTGTCAACTCTTTAAAATGGGTTGACCACGTATTTGATTTTGATGACTCTGATGATTCTGCTTGTGAATTGTTAGAAAGATTGAAACAGTCTTGGATTGGCCGTGATGATGAAATTATTTTTGCAAATGGTGGTGATAGAAACTC